CCCCACAGGTTGGACGGGACCTACAGGCAAGACAGGACCCACTGGATGGACGGGGCCCACCGGATGGACAGGGCCCACCGGATGGACTGGACGGACCGGACCTACGGGACCAAAGGGCCCCCAAGGTGTCCAGGCAACTACAGGGATTTCTATGGGTACTGGATCTGCACCTATTGTTCCAGATGGCGTCATTGCGTCGGGTGGAACAGTTACGACTTCGAATGGACGTAAGTTTCATACATTTACGACGAGCGGCACATTCACGATAACGTCCATTCCCGCGGGTACGGTGGTCGAAGTATTGGCTGTAGGTGGTGGAGGTGGGGGTGGTTCAGCGTCCGGTTACTTCGGTGGTGGCGGAGGTGGTGGAGGTGTGCTCGTAGGAATTACAACATCTTTAACGGCAGGGGGAATTCCTATTACCATTGGTGCGGGCGGTGCTGTCAATGCTAATGGAGGACCCAGTGTTTTCGATGCAACCGCAATGGCTGTTTACGTATCGGCATTCGGCGGTGGCAGAGGCGGTGCGGTCAGCAGCCCAAGCTCCGGTGGAAGCGCTGGTGGCGGTGGGGGCAATCAGGGTGGAGCGTTTGGCGGATCAGCCGCAGATATCACAAACTTTGATCCCACCCTCGAATCCCTAGTAGGCGGCGACGGTGGCGGCGCCGACAGCACCTGTGGTGGTGGTGGCGGCGGTGCAACCTCTAGTGGAAACTCCGCATCTGGCGGTGTTGGAGGTGATGGTGGTGGTGGTTATGACTACCCGTACACCGGCAACTCTTATGGTGGTGGCGGTGGTGGCGGCGGCCCCCCGACTGGCGACGGCGGTGGCGCGGGCTTCGGCGGCGGCGGCGAGGGCGCGTGGATGGGTGCAGGTACCAATGGGCTTGCAAACAGGGGCGGTGGTGGTGGTGGTGGTAACGCTGGGTTTGCTGGTGGCAGTGGAGGGTCGGGCATTGTGATTATTTCGTATGCTACGCCCACGTCAAGCGCATCGGTAACAGCACTTATTGATTCTACAGCGAACATATGGATTACTGGCGTTCAACCGTCTTATCTAAACTATCCGATCGTGAGCTCAAGTGTGACGGCTAATGGATTATCGTCGTCCCTAAAGGCAACGTTTGTAACCCCAACTCCATATTTAGGGAACACTGCCACTTTATATTACGGGTTTCTTCCCCCAACTCCGCCAACGTCTACAGTTGCTACAGGGGGCACGAATGTATATACAGCGGGTCGCATGTTCCACGTATTCAAGAGTAACGGTACATTTACTGTTTTGTCGAGTCGTGCAGTTGAGGTCATGGCGATCGGCGGAGGTGGTGGCGGAGGCTGTCAGTCAGGCGGCGGTGGCGGTGCGGGGAATATGATTGTGGCCAACGGTACATTAAGTGCGACATCCTATTCAGTTGTTGTGGGCGATGGTGGTGCGGGCGGACAGTTAAACGTGAGCACTGGGTTTCAAGGCGGTAGCAGCACGTTTGGTAGTACTATGATTGTTGCTCTTGGGGGTGGTGGAGGTGGAACGTATGGTAAAGGACCGGGACAGAACGGCGGATGCGGTGGTGGTGGCAGTGAATTTTCACAGTACCCAAAGGGTCTGGCTGCGACAGGTACAGTATCTGCACCCCTGACTGCAACTTCAAACTTGGCAACCGATGGTGGTGTTGGCGACACGGCTGGGACGGAAGGGTCGCAAGGTGCCGCAGGCGGAGGCGGTACATCGACAGCCGGAACGAGTCATACAACGAACACATCATACGGAGATCCGGGTGGAGCGGGAACTCTGTACTATGGGACGTACTTTGGTGGTGGTGGCGGCGGAGCACAAGGCGGTGTCTATCATGGAGCACCCTATAATGGCGGCGCGGGCGGACTTGGAGGTGGAGGCACTGGGTCTACTATCGGGACGGAGCCATATGTGTTGGTTCGTGGAACACCCGGACAGGACAATACAGGTAGTGGTGGTGGTGGAGCGACGGGGTATACTGACGATACAGTTGGATTGCCGGGTGGCAAAGGTATTGTAATTGTTTCGTATGTCTATCCGTAAGGTTGTGTGGGTTGTATATCAAATACATTCTAGAAGTAATAATGGACTACTATCTAACGTTAGAGCACTGGAACTCTATCGTGCGTGCTATGAAGGATTCGGAGCGGGAGTATGATATTCTTCCCGCAGCAACGACGAATCTTGCAAAGGACATCTTGCGGCATATCCGGTCTACCCGGTTCCGCCAGGGGGTACTGTTCAAGCAGAAACGTGGGGAAGAATACGAGAAGTTCGTAGACTCCTTGAAGGAAGAGTATGATCCCGGAGCAGTACTGAGGGCGATTGACAATGACGAGTTCTGGGAGGTCTGTTTTTCTCTTCGCTGAACTTAATGGAAGCGTTTGCAACCGAATGGACGGAGTGGATTGTTCACAAGGTCATGTTTTGGGAGACAGATCCGGTTCGCAAAGGAAAACTCCTGCGGTGGGCACATCATTCGGCAGTGAATATCAGCTTTTTCCTGATTGTCATTTCCCACACACTGTATCCCGCCTTTTGGCTACAGTCAATCATGCTGTTTGGCTGGCTACTGGTTTGGCTACAGCACGTGACCTGTAATGGATGTGTTCTTGGAAAGGTGGAGAATAAACTCATAGGAGGAGACCCCACTGGATTCTTTGATCCGGTCTACGACATCTTTCGGGTTACTCCAACACCCGAACTGCGCGACATGATTGTCATTTTGGGCAGTACGTTGATCGTTTCGTTCCTGGGTCTGGAGTGGCTTGCGAGAATCCATCATAAGCTGATTCCGCTTGTGGCCGAGATTTGGCTTCGCGTGAAACAAAACGGAATAGTCTACACACAAGAGTAAGAGGTACTAACCATGGGTGATACTATCGTAGGCGTCCAATTCGGCATTGCAAATCCCGAGAACCTGCTCAAGCGCTCCGTCGTCGAGGTCATCACAGACAAGACATATCAAAACAATCAGCCCATCGCAAATGGTGTCTTCGATGCGCGTTTCGGCGTCATTGAAAACGGCAAGGTCTGCCCAACTTGCAAGCAGACGAACCAGTTCTGTCCGGGTCATTTCGGCCACATCCGGCTGGCTCGTCCCGTCTACCTCTATCAGTTCTTTGACATGGTGGAGAAGCTGGCGAATGTGATCTGCCTGAACTGCTCCAAGATCTTGGCTCCTGAGGAGGACGTGAAGGCGCTGAAGTCTACGGGCCTGTCTCGGTTCAAGGAGGTCCGTGACATGCGCCCGTCTCCGAAGAAGGACGAGCCATTTGAGTGCCCTCACTGCGAGACGCCCATCTTTAAGAAGATTGCGAAGGTCATGGGCAAGGCTGCGACCCTGGAGGGACAGCTAGTGGACGCCGAATCTGACCCGGTCAATCTCCAAGCTGAGATGATCCTCCGCGCCTTCCAGCGCATGACGGACGACGACTGTCGGTCTATCGGTTTGAACCCCGAGTTCGCCCGTCCCGAGTGGATGATGTGCACGGTATTGGCTGTCCCGCCCCTGACGGTCCGTCCGTCGGTGGTCATGGACGACAACCAGCGCATGGAGGATGATCTGACGCACGTGCTTATCAATATTCTGCGCGCAAACGACAAGATTCGCGAGAAGATCGACAAGGGAGAGTCTGCCGAGGTGCTGGACAAGTATACGGCTCTGCTCCAATATCACGTGGCAACCTACGTGGACAATGACATCAAGGGCATGGATCCCTCGGCCCAGCGTTCGGGTCGTCCTCTGCGCACTCTGAAGTCCCGCTTTGGTGCGAAGACCGGCCGTGTCCGTGGCAACCTGATGGGAAAGCGCGTGGACTTTAGCGCCCGCTCGGTCATCACGCCCGATGCGAGTATTGAGCTGGACGAGCTCGGTGTGCCGGAGGAGATTGCCACGAACCTGACGTTCCCCGAAATTGTCAGTCCCTACAATCGCGATCGCCTGCTGAGCTACGTCAAGAACGGTCCCGACAAGCACCCGGGAGCTAAGTCTGTGTACCTGAAGGCCGATGATCGCACGGTCAGCCTGCGCTATGTCAATCCGGATACGATTGATATCCGCGAAGGCGATGTAGTCCACCGCCACCTGATCAATGGAGACATTGTGCTGTTCAACCGTCAGCCGTCTCTCCACAAGGCATCCATGATGGCACACCGCATTGTGGTTCTGCCCTACAGCACGTTCCGTCTGAACGTCTCAGCCACTCGTCCCTACAACGCTGACTTTGACGGCGATGAGATGAATATGCACGTGCCACAGAGCATTGCTTCGGCTACGGAGCTAAGGTACATTGCGTCGGTCCTCCGCAACATCATCAGTCCCCGTACGAACAGCCCGATCATCCAGCTGTTTCAGGATACGATGACGGGTGCCTACCGGATTTCGCAACCGGGTGTTCGCGTCCCTGAACCGATTGCGATGAACATTCTGGCTCGCCTGAAGCTTCCGTTTGTTCGCAAGAACGCGACCTGGACGGGAGCCGAGCTGATCTCGGCAGCGTTCCCAGTGATGAACTACAAGGGCAGAATCAATCTGAAGAACGGACAGCTCGAGGAGGGCAATGTCCTCCAGAAGGGCGGTGTGAGTGGTCTGCTCCACGTGATCTATGCTGACTTTGGACCCCAGCGTGCGGGTCAGCTGATAAATGACATCCAGTCTATCGTGACTCAATACAACCTGTACACTGGCTTCTCAGTGGGCACATCCGATCTGATTGCGAACCAGGCTACACGCGAGTTCGTTGCAGGTGAGCTGGCGAAGGGGCGTGATCGCGTGGCAAAGATCTTGTCAGCCGTTCACGCAGGGCAGTTTGAGAACCTGATGGGTTTATCCGATGGTGAACAGCTGGAGGATGACATCTCGTCAGCCTTGAAGGAGGTCGCAGCATCTATCAATACGAAGGTGATTGGATCGCTGGACAAGGCAAATCGTATCGTGCAGATGGTTGATTCTGGTTCGAAGGGAGGTGAGCAGAACATCACGCAGATGGTGGCTCTGCTTGGACAACAGCTGATTGAGGGTAAGCGTGTCCAGTATACGCTCCAGGACCGTACTCTGCCTCACTTTGCGAGATATGATGACGGCGTGGAGTCTCGCGGTTTCGTTCAGCATTCCTTCGTAGACGGTCTGATGCCCGCTGAGTTCTTCTACCACGCACAGGCTGGTCGTGAGGGTCTGATTGATACCGCCGTCAAGACCTCTGACACTGGTTATATTCAGCGTCGTCTGATGAAGTCCATGGAGGACCAGCACGTCGAGCATGATGGCACTGTGCGCAATGTGACTGGCTCGGTGATTCAGTTCTCGTATGGTGAGGACGGCGTGGATACGGTTGCAGTGGAGTCGCAGACTTGCGAGCTCCCCCTGATGACGCTGGAGAATATCTACCGTGACTACGCTCTGACTCCGTCTGACGTGAACCCGTTCCTGACGGCATCTGTCGAGGAGACACCGGATCTGGTGGAGGATCTCGTAGCCGATCGCGATCTGTTTGTCAAGTCCGTGTTCCGCTTCCGCAAGAATGACGCGGTTCTTGCACCTGTCAATCTCAAGCGTCTGCTGACCAAGTATGCGAACTCGTACTCGACCAAGACGGACCTGACACCTGCGCATGTGGTTGGTGCCATCAATCGATTCATCAAGGAGTTCCCGCAGAGCAGGGTGTTCCATGCACTCCTGCGATTCTACCTGGCTCCGAAGAAGGTAATTGTGGTTCACCGTCTCAGTCTGGCGCTGTTTGATGAGCTGATCCGCGATGTTCGGTTCCGGTACATCAAGAGTCTCGTCCATGCGGGTGAGATGGTGGGTGCCCTGGCTGCGCAATCTATCGGTGAGCCTACGACCCAGCTTACGCTCAACACCTTTCACAGCGCCGGCACTGCAAAGGCGAACGCTACATCTGGTGTGCCTCGTCTGGAGGAGATCCTGTCAGCGTCTGCAAATCCAAAGCGCCCTGGCAACACGGTGTACCTGACGCCGGAGTTCGCATATGATCAGGATGCCGTCATCTCCAAGATGAAGGACATTCAGCGCACGACTCTGCGCGACATTACCAAGTCAGTGCGCATCTACTATGATCCACCTTCGAGCGGGACAGTTGTAGAGGAGGATGCCGAGGTACTGGCACTCTACCAGGAGTTCACGGTAGCAAACGTGGACTCTTGCAAGTCCCCGTGGATCATGCGCTTGGAGCTGAATGATCTGGAGATGGCATCCCGCAATATCCTGGATCTGACGGAAGTTCAGACGAAGCTTCGCGCATCCCCTTACAAGATCCTTGAGTGCATGCATTCGGTTGGAGATAGTGCGAAGGGTGTCAAGGCTGATGCGATCCTGTCGAATGGTGACGCGTCTAAGCTGATTCTGCGCCTGACGTTTGACGAGAATATGGTGAAGACGCCTACACAGCTCCGGTTCCTTGAGGACAAGATCCTGGACACGGTGCTGAGGGGTGTTGACGGCGTGGGCGGTGTCCATCTGCGCAAGGTGAAGAATGAGCTGATCTACGATGAGAAGGTGGGGGGATACTCGCAGAAGGAGCAGTATGTTCTGGATGTGGATGGCACCAACATGTATCAGCTCATGGTCTTCCCGGGTGCCGATGGGACCCGTACGTTCTCCAACGATATTCACGAGATCAACGATGTGTTCGGCATTGAGGCTGCACGTCTGGCGATCTTTGAGGAGTGTTCTGAGGTCTTCGTGCAGGAGAAGGTGAACTACCACCACCTGAGCGTGCTCGTGGACAGCATGACGTTCTCCGGTCGCATCGTGGCGGTGAACCGGTTCGGCATGAACAAGAATGAGACAGGTGTTCTGGCTCGGTCCTCGTTTGAGGAGACCAGCAAGAATATGTTCAATGCAGCGATGGGTGCTGAGTATGATACAATGCGGGGCGTGTCGGCGAACATCATGTTTGGTCAGAAGCCCCCCTGTGGAACGGGCTTCGTGGACATCCTGGTAGATGAGTCTCGTCTGCCCGATGGACCCGATGAGCTGCCCGAGGACAAGACACTTGACGAGGTTAACCAGAAGCTGTCTGGACTGCCCACAAATGAGATTCAGATGGCAGATATTCAGATGGCATGGTGAGACCTACGACGCCTGTGTGGCAGAAAACTCCGAGTGCGACGGCGAGTGCGACGACCGCCTGGCACTTTGTCAGCTACAGACAAGATGCGAAGAATACCCGTAGTATCCTCATAGTCCGAAGGTTGTCTGGACTGCATACTGCTGATAATAGACGCTGCTAACGCAACATCATCCGGTGCCAACAATGCAATGGGTGGAGCAGGGGGCTGTCCGGGAGCGCTAATAATCGAAGCAGACGGTCTGAATCCAAGCGTCAAAGCCCTCTCAGATCTCTGTCCCTTTGGCACTCTACGATTTTCATCTTGTCTGGTGATGATTTGTGCAGGTGCCGCTGCAAGGGAAAGAATGTACAACTCGGGGCTCATCTGGTAGTTGTGACCTCCGATAAAGTTCAAGATTGCTCCGTATTTCTCTTTGAATACTGCTATGCGACTCTCCTTCCACGCCTTCACGGATTGTTTTACAGTCTCCGGATAGTTGAAGTGAATCCAATCTTGAAGTGTATCTCTGAACGAGTTTAAATCCGGGCTAAACGAACCCGTCCGAGCGTGGGGAGCAGTCTTGTCCATTTTTGCATCGGCCCGATCTGACTTATAGATTTCTTCTAGAAGACGAGCAAACGCATCCTCGTCAGGCACTGGAACGTTGCCGGGACCCAACACTGTATCGCCCCTTTGTTTTTTGAAGTACACATCTGCGTTCTTAATTTGATTACAGGTCTTGTGAGACCAATCGTATTCAAGTCCATACAGTTCATTTTCGACATTTGACTTGTCATAGAGCTGAAGGAAGATTGCAGCCTGCGCCACAGGAAGAATGTGCTCGCATTCAGGCGAGAGTCCATTGTCGGCTCCTCTGGGAAGTTCAGCACTCGGGTGAAAGATCGGCATCCCGCAAATCCAACAAGGTGTAGTCCCCGGAACCAACTCCCCAATCGTATTGTTGCACTGAGCATCAACTTCAGCGATCTCGAATATATCGCGAACAAGACCATATTTGGCCTCCCATAACGCCACTCGCTTAGGGCCAAATATCAAGAGGGCAAGATCGGTTGCACCAATTGTAAAAAGTTCCCGGATCGCGTCAATCGTGTTGTTTTGTTCACGCCGTTTCTTGAGGAACTGCTCAAAGCTTTTGGTATTTTTAGCAACAAATCCCTTGTATGCTTCCTTCTGCGCATCAGTGAGTTTGGCTTCGAGATCGTCAATTTCGGGCAATCTGGCGGGCATATCAATCAGCTTCGCAAGACCTTCTGCTGCAATAGTTTCCTTATTTGCTAGATCGGCTTCCTGTATCCGCCGAAGCAGCTCTTCAGATGCCCTGACTTTAGCAGCTATCCGGGGTGAAGACCTCGGTGCTACTTCAGCCGTTTTTTTGAGCGGAGTAGATGCCATTACTTACTTACTGGAAACAAACTACCATAGCTTGGTACGCCGACGCCCGCCCATCATGGTCGGAGTGGGTGTATTCAGGACCAGGGCATAATACGGGTAGTAGAGCGGGGCAAAGAAGAAGTCCAGAATCGCCCATCCTACCGATCCATACTTTGCATACGACAGACTCGCGGCACCGAGATTCCACAGGAAATACCATAATCCCAAAATGACCGTGAGCGCAATAGCCCACGCGCCCATCACGGCACCGCCGGTCGATGTGCCCTTATCACTGGTATTCGCATCGGCCGGAGGAGGTTCGGGAGGCGAGGAAGGCATCTTTGGTAAATAATAGGGAAACAAAGTAATGGTCAACTTGACACATCCCGAACTTGCAGAAATCCAAACACCCTCTCTTCCGGGAGCGAGTTTGGACGCATTGTATGCTCTACGAACAAAGCTCTGCAATTCGGCCGGAAAGGAGTACACTCTCCAGCCCCTTCAGCGACTGCTTCGTCGTATTCTGTCTCCTGACTCACCGACGCGCAATTTGCTCATGGTTCACGGGACGGGCGTGGGTAAGACCTGCACTGGTATTCAAATTGCCGAAGAGTATATCCTTCGCCCCGAATTTCAGGATAAGAAGGTGCTTGTTGTTGCCTCTCGGGCTGTCCAGGAGAACTTCCGGACGCAGATTTTTGACATGAGCCGTGTGTATCTGGATAAGGCAAGTGACACGCTTAGCTCAAAGCAGTGCACGGGTCGTCGTTACTTGGACATGCTACTGCGAATTGAGTCTGAACCGAAGAACTGGGCCGATCCCGAAATCAAGGCTCGGTTAGAAAAGACGTCGGATCGTATCATTAACGAGTTCTACGAGTTTCAGCCGTATACCACGTTTGGTCTCAATATTGAGAGGAAGCTCACGGGGACAGAGGCCGATATTGATGAAACATGGGTCCACGAGAACTTTGATAATCGCCTGATCATCATTGACGAGGCACATAACATTACAACTGAAGAGACATCGGTTGCCGCGAATCTTGAACGACTTGTCAAGGTTGCCGATGGTCTTGTATTGGTTCTACTGACAGCCACCCCAATGTACGATACATTTGAGGAAATTGTGTTCTTCATGAACCTGTTCTTATGGAACGAGCGCAAGCAACCATTTGAAACCCGACTAAAGGCATCTGACTTTTTCACGTCCGATGGTGATCTCAAGGACGGTGAAGCTGGAAAGAAGTTTCGAGAGTGGTGCCAGGATTACGTGTCGTATGCGAAGGGCGAGAGTCCGTTCACGTTTCCGTTCCGTCTTCCTCCACCCGTAGTCGCCGACACAACTGCACTCAGTCTTGGATTTAACAATGTCAAAATCCCCGAGGCCCATCGCATCAAGTATCTTAGTTTAGTTGCATCCCAACCTGCAGGGGAACAGCTGAAGATCCTGACAGCAGGAACACATGAGGTAGACGATGGAAAGCGAGCGGCAATGATGGCTCCTACACTGTCTGTATTCCCTGCAAATAAGAAGTTCAATGATGTTTTCAAGGCAACTAAGATCCCTAAAGAGACCAAATACCAATACGAGTACAAGTCGGACATAAAGTTCTTGAATGCCGAACATCTTGCAAACTACTCCTCTAAGTTCGTCAGCGTGATCAATTCAATCCAGAATTCGAGCGGTGTTTGCTTGGTGTATTCGAATTACGTCGAGCGCGGTGCCCGGTTGTTTGCAATGGCGCTAGAAGAGCATGGGTACACCCCTCACAAGGGAAAGACGCTGTTCAAGAAGACTTCATATGAAGGTCAACCAAAGGGAAAGTATATACTGATCTCGTCTGAAGCAACGGATGTTGAAATTAATGTGATGTTGGATGCCGTGAAAAACCGCTCAAATGTTCATGGCGAAAAGGTGAAGGTTGTCATCACAAGTCCGTTGGCAGCTGAAGGCATTGATTTCCGCTTCATTCGCCAGGTGCACATTTTAGATCCTTGGTGGAACATGAGTCGTATTGAGCAGGTTGTGGGTCGCGCTCTTCGCACATGTAGTCACCAAGATCTCCCATCGGAAGAGCAGAACTGCACCGTGTATTTCCATGTGGTTCGCCCAGAAACAGATCGCGAGGCGTTTGACGAATACACCTATCGTGTTCGCGTAGAAGCTAAGGGAATTCGTATTGCGAAGGTCCGCAAGATAATAGCCGAGTCTGCAATGGACTGCCCTATCCAGTTAGCGCTTCCTGCCGATTGGCGGGAATTGGAAGTTCCTCAGATTCGCGATGAAGGACATGAACGGGTAGTGTACCGTCTGAAGGGTATGATGGCCCCTGCATTTGACGAGGCACCCGACGTTGAACAGTGTAAGGTAACAGAGCCCGTGCCTGATCCCGATCATGTGCGCCCTCTGTCTACATACCTGGATTCTCGCGATGAAATCCTAACTAAGATTGGAAAGCTGTTTATTGACAAGTCGATTTGGGACCGGAAACAGCTCATTTCGGCTCTTCGTCCATTCAGCCACGATGTCGTAGTCTATACGCTCCAACAAGCAATTTCCACGTCTTTCCGATTCACCGACTCGTTTGGGCGCGCCAGCCTGCTTGAATCAAAGGGCGACATGTATGCGTTGGCACCCGTTGATGTGCCTAATAGCACCTTGGTCGAACGCACTACGCGTCCCGCTAAGCATACCGAGATTGATCTCCCTGAACCTGAGGCAGAGCCCGAAGCACCAGCCGAACTGGAGGAGGATGCTCTTACAAAGCGTCGCATTGAATTCAAGTGGCCCAAACTCAAGGGCGCTAGTGGAGATCGATTTTCTGACGAAGTCAAGAACGGATTTATCTTTGATCACAAGTTCAGTGCGGCCGAAAAGAGGTTGTATTTGGCTACCAACCCCGACCTTCCCTTCCTGGATCGGTTGCGTGTTCCGGACTCGGATATCATTGTTACGGGCGACGAAACTCAACGGAAAGATCTCGTCGGTGAAGATCGCACCAAGTATGACGCATGGGCAAGTGCATTGCGCGAACGGTTTATTGCCGACAAGAAGAAGCTGTTTGCTTCAGTTGCATCAAACGGGGTGCTCACGTTATCCCCGTCCAAAATGGTGGACGATGTCCCGGTGCGCGCAATTGGCGTGAAGTCCTTTGCACCCACTGTTTCACGCACAGGGGCGAATGTTGTACCTGTAATGAAGGTTGTTGCAAAGTATATTGACAAGAATGGCGTTGGATCGGGTGGTTTGGGTGGAACTGATTTGGACATCTACGCCGAGCTTCTTGCTCGCGAACAGCACAATATCGTATGGTATACGCCAGAAGAACTGAAAGTATTGCTCGCTCCCGAAAACAAGAATATTGTTATGGCGAGACTTCTCAAGGCGTAAGTCCATAAAACGAAATCATCTACCCCAACACACAAGAAGGCACAATGGACGCTCTCTATGAACGCCGTGAGCTCACTCGCAACGTTCACGTGGATGCCCGATTTCTTCAGCGCAACATCCTTGCGAGTCTTGTTGCTCAGCTTCGTCATAAGTATGAGGGTATCTGCCTCCCCGAGGGATATGTTCAGCCTCGCAGTATTACTGTCGTCGAGCACTCCTTTGGTCGCACCAACATCCTAAAGGGCGGTTTGGATTACAGTGTCCGTTTCCAGGCTGATCTTTGCCTCCCGCACGCAGGACAGGTGTTCAAGGCACCGGTTGTACTCAAGAGCAAGATTGGTCTGCACGCCGAGATCTCGCCCATCAAGGTGCTGTTGCCTCGCGATCTGCATATCGGAAATGCAGACTTCGACAAGGCCGATATCGGACACGACATTGAATTCGATGTTGTTGGGTCTCGGTTCCAGCAAGGCGATCAGACGATTGTGGTATTGGGAAAGTTGCGTCAGGTTGTCAGTCCGGCCGAACACAAGGGTACTGAGGAGCCCGATACGCACGACGTGATCGCCGCGCCGATTGGAGATGGCGATAAGGAGAAGCGCGTGGTGACCGTTGATGTATCCAAGACCAAGCCCTCTGGAGAACCGCGTAGGAAGAAGCTGGTGCGAACTGTTGCGGGAGGACAAGATGAACAGAAGCCGGAAGGAACTGTTGAAGGAAAGACTGGATCGGCTTGATGCAAACGAACATGCGCAGATCTTCAATATCATCAAGAAGTACACGGAGAGCTTTACCAAGACCCAGACTGGCGTGCTGATTTCTTCGGATATTCTTCCCGATGTGTGCTTGATTGAGATGGAAAAAATGGTAGCTTTTTACCTTGATCAGCACAAGCAGATGGAAGCTGACGAAGCAGAACGTAAGACGTATGAGAGACGCTGAAGTAAAATGGACGCTTTTCATTCACAGTTATAGATAAGGAACCATGGATACCCTTCTCCCCACTACGGCACTTGCTAGCCTTAAGGAGTTCGTCGCACTTGTCAAGAAGGACAAGCACGCTGAGCTCGAATGCAAGATTCTTCCCAACCAAATTCACACCAAGGACGTTGCCGATCGCATCTCGGACAGTCTTCAGCTATACTCTCGCGGAGCTCCAGTTCACGAGCACCGCGCCACATTCTCATATTCCGATGGGCTTCGTGTTGTAGTCATTGGAGCTGAGAACATCCTCAAGGTCTGCACAACCGGAAGCTTCAGGGGCATTCCACTCCATGTCGAGCGCAAGCGTCGCTACTTCGAGGTCGTGACGGCTATCAAGGGTAAGTCGGATACGATCGATGTGCCTGAGGCGAATGTGCGCATCACGCTTCGTCACGAGGAGCAACTCCGCAAGGACTTCTCGGGTGCACCGATGGATTCTGCGAGTCACATCCGGATTATCCACCGCAAGTCGTGGACCAGCCTGGACGGCATCGTGCGTTATGACTTCTCACAGTCCAAGTCCAAGACCAAGCAGACCAAGACGTTTGCTGACATCCTGAAGCAGAACCCGGTCTACGAGCTGGAGCTGGAGGTGGTTGACCGCGCAAAGTCGGAAGCAGAGATTACGGCATCCGTGATCCGCCACATCTCCCCTGTTCTTGCGGCGTTCCAAGGATCGCAGTTCGTCTTGCCAACGTCGGACATGCAACGCTACCAGATGGAGTTTGAGATGACTCGGACTCCATTCCTGAACCCCGTGACCCTCGAGCGCCGTCACCTCCTGGCTGATCGCCCGAACAATATCCTGACAGGATATACGGTCACAAACAAGGCAGATGGCGAGCGTTGTTTCCTCGTCGTCATGCGAGACAAGCGCGTTCTGCGGTTCACGCCAAGTTCGGTTGTCACGTGGACGGGTCTGACGGCTACTAAGGATATTCACATCGGCACGATCATCGATGGCGAGTATCTGAAGGACCGTAACCAGTTCTGTATCTTCGACGTCTACTGGTACCGCAATCGCGATGTGCGTCGTCTCCCGCTCTTCTTGTCCGAGGATGATATGACCAAGTCGCGCCTTGGGTGTGCTCGCTCGTTCGTTGCTGACATCCCCGTGGATTTCACGACGGCGATCAGCGCGAAGCCCTTCCGCGTTGTGACCAAGCTGTTCCTTGCGGGTGATGGAGAGGCTATGCAGGAGGCGATTCGCAGGATGCTGAACACTGACTTTGAGTATCCCACCGACGGTCTGGTATTTACGCCTCGCTCGTCACCTGTTGCACCCGTTGGAGAGCGCAGGGGTAAGACGTGGACGACTGTCTACAAGTGGAAGCCTGCGTCGCACAACAGTATTGACTTCCTGGTCAAGCTGAAGAATGGCGAGAGTTTTGATACGGCTCTTGGTAAGCGGGTTGTCAAGGGCACGTTGTACATCTCTCGCACCCCTGGCGACATCGTCTACCCGTGCGAAACCATGACCGGCGAATACGAACCACCTGCGATGGCTCCGGAGGACAAGGGTCGCGATCGTGTTCCGTCTCCGTTCCAGCCATCTGTTCCTCGCGCTCCTGACGCGCACGCAATTGCTGTGACCGTAGATGACCGGGGTGTTCCGGTGGACGAGAATGGGGATCGCGTGGAGGACAATACGATCATCGAGTGCTCGTACAACACGGACCTTGGACGCTGGAACGTCATGCGGACGCGGTATGACAAGACTCACCAGTATCGTGTTCTGGGTCGCCCGCAGTTTGGTAACGACATTGCAGTTGCCGATGCCATCTGGACGAATATCCACGTGCCGATCACGGAGGATATGATCAAGAATCTGGTTGCGAGCCCGCCGGATGCAACGTTCGAGGATGATCTCTACTACCGCGACAACCTGGATGCGCGTGACCGGATCCTGCGTGATGTGTATGGATTTCATAATCGGATCAAGGATGATCTGTACCGCTCGTCGATCAAGCATGGTGACTCTCTGCTGGAGCTTGCTGTTGGGCGCGCAGGTGACCTGCTGAAGTGGAAGCGCACCCGGCCCTCGATGGTCGTCGGTATCGACGCATCCATGTCCTGCATTACGTCTCCTCGCCAGGGAGCGTGCGTGCGCTACCTCAAGGAGAAGGCAGCGAACCCAACTGAGTACATCCCGCCTGTACTGTTTATCTGCGGAGACATGACCAAGCCACTGTTTGAGGGCGACAACAAGTACGCCAATATCATTGCAGGATCGCAACCGGCTACGACGCCGTATCTGGAGAAGTTTGCCGGACACACGGAGTTTGATGTCGTGTCGTGTCAGATGGCAATTCATTATGCATGTGAGTCCGAGGAGACGTTCAAGGCATTTGCGTCCAATCTGGAGCAACATGGCAAGGGTATCTTCTTTGGAACTTGCCTGGATGGCGCGGCCGTCTACGCTCTGCTGATGGGCAAGCAGAGCCACATGTTCCGTTCGGGCACCCAGGTGTTCGGCGAGTTCGTCAAGGAGTATGACGACGAGCAAGGGTGGTCTGACGAGTTTGGAAAGGCAGTGTCTGTTCACCTGGAGAGCTTTGAGCAACCGCAGAAGGAATATCTGGTTCCCTTTGAGAAGATGGTGAAGATCCTGAAGGATCATGGATACGATCTGGTAGGAAGCACCATGTTTGCTGACCACTATGCCGATCAGAATATCGTCCTGCTGTCCCAGGAGCATCAGGCATTCAGCTTCCTCCACCGGAGCTTCGTGTTTGAGCGTTCTAAGGAGCCCAAGAAGCAAGAGGTTGAGATCCCGATGGCTGCGCCGGAGCCGGAGGTCAAGGACGAGCGCTCTGAACAGGAGAAGCCGGAGGAGAAGCCCAAGGCAGAGCCCAAGAAGAAGATTGTGCGGAAGGTTGCGACTGAGCCGGGACAGGAGCCCGTGCTGTTCTTCGGTGCCGACGAGGGTAAGGGCGAGTGGCGCGTGTTCTCCAATATGTTTGAGGCTCCATTCCAGGTGGATTCGGTGACATTCCCTACGGTTGAGCACTACTTTCAGTGGGCTAAGGCCAAGCAGTTTGGCGATGGTGCCATTGCAGATAAGATCCTGAAGACGCCTTCGGCGAAGTCCGTGAAGGCACTGGGTCGCAAGGTTAAGGACTTTGTGAAGGAGGAGTGGGACAAGACTAAGGATGGAGTGATGCGCACGGCAGTCAAGGCGAAGTTTATCCAACACCCCGATCTGAAGACCAAGCTGGTGGAAACTGGAGTTCGCCCAATTGGCGAGGCGTCTGCTCGCGATAAGTACTGGGGTATCGGGACGTCGGCCGATACGTCCAAGGCAAACGACCCTACGAAGTGGCCTGGTAAGAACGTGCTGGGTAAGATGCTGTCCGAGCTCCGGTCTGAGTTCAAGGAGTAGACTGTTTATAGAAATCCTCATATGACATCGTGGATGCAGTGGCAGGAGCAGTGGGCTCCTGCGGGAGATACCGCTGGTGGAGCTTCTGACCAATTACAGTCGTTGCCTGCTCGGGCGTGATCTCACCTTTTTCAATCTTCCGCTTGAGTGCGAGCATCTCAAAAAAGGTTCCATCCAGTCTGTCTTCAGCATGCATCTGAAAAAGGGACGGGTAGTTGAAGTAGAGCACCTCATTCTCCTGCTGAAGCTTCTCCTCATACTCCTGCTTCTTGGACTTGAGACGAGCCCACTTCTGCTTTGACGCATCCATATTGCGAACGAGAGCCTGGACCTGAGTAGCCGACAGATCCTTGTCGTCGATACCGCGCAGTCCAGCCGCCACTTCTGCAGGGGTCAGTTCACGAGTTGCCATTTGCGTTTACTAAGATCAGTGGCTTTAACTGGGTCATCAGGGACGCACACTCATCATGCGTAGTCATTCCTGTCAGGATGATTTGACCAGTCCTGAACACCTTCGCGATCCACTTCGTCTTCGGGAAATAGACTTTGACCGCAGGGTAAACTGCCGGTTCGTACACCGTAGTCACGCCCTTCTCGCGCAGAGACGCATACAGTGCATCGCGCGACAGATTTGAGGTTCCAACCAGCTTTGTCTTGTAGTTCATCAGCACCACCCTGCGCACGTCCGTCCACTCACCTGAACAGGCGGTAGGGCAGTGGGTCATGATATGCTCCTTCAGCAGTCCAGTCACATGCCGATCATACTTCTCGTCCAGAACGCCCGTGATGTGAAATACGCCGTTCTGGAAGATCTTGACCGTAATCTCCTTGCGAAGAAGAGTTCCGTCGCCGTCTGACATGACGACCATCGTAATTGAGTTGTGTCCAAATCCCGTTGTGCGCTTGGGAACAGTCGTCTTTGCCCGGCGCTTGATCAGATCCCGCTTGGACGATCCCCGCTTGACGACACCTTGCTTCTCCACCTTGATGATATTGGCAGTGAGTGGCAGATCATTTGCGAGGACATTGGTATCAAGGCGAACCCCCATGTTGTAAAGCACGACCATCGTGGTGAGAGTCGGGGAGTCCATTGTGAAGACCCCTCGTGTAGACCCAATCGGTTTCGTTTTTCCAGGCGTGAGAGAAGGAATGCGGATGTTTGGAAATAACAATGCAGTTGAATGTCCGGATTGCCTTTCGCAAGATCACTTCCTCGTAGGGAGTTAGCATCCATCCGTCAAGATATCCCAGCCAGATCGTCCCTGATGTTTGGTGCTCAGAGATGGACTTGATCGTATCTACAAAGTTATCCTCCAACGAAAGCCGAGACATGTCGTAGCACTCGGCTGGCTTTGGGATACGATAGGTGTAGATAGTCAACATTACTAGATTTGTAGCTAGATGTTTAAGCGTTAGGATCAGCCGTATGAGGCCACTGGATCGCGCTCTTCAGGGCAGCCTGTTGGGCCACAGTAAGCTTGCAGTTACAACCACTCGCCGTTTGGGTCTTCTTGCAGTTCGGGCAACAGTTGTTTGCATACCCGTTTCCATACATCTGACGAGCAGCCTGGATCTTGGACAGTTCTGCATCGGCAAACAGCTTGTCGTTGATCTCCGGCAACTGGGCAGACGACAGGCACGGCATCGTATTCGTGATCTGTGATGCCTTGGCGTTCTTCGGGAGCTCCCCCTGCGCAACCGCCTGGCCCGCCGTGTACTCCGCATACATCGGGGCATCCATAACAGTGTGACCGCCACCGTGAAGGAACCCAGACTCCGACAGGGTAGACGGCGCATTCAGGACCCGCGCACACGCCGTTGCCGCCACACGCGTCTCCAGGTTGCCAGACGCCGCCAGACGCCGGACAATCTCCGTTTGGTGCCCAGCATCACGGTGAGGGCGGGTGTCCGTGATGGTCACCATTCTCTGCTTGTAGCGATTGAGGTATTCGCTGTACGACGACATCTCTTATCTTGTAGGTGAAAAAGATTTGTGGTGTGAGTTGACTGCGGTTGCGTCCTACACGCCCGGATGCGTGAAGAAGTGGCGCCGACAGCACTCTCGGGTAAGTCCCAGCTCGTTCATAGCACGTCCTTCGGCGGTGACAGTTGTTGTCTTGGTGAGGTAGACCAGATCGTCCTTCTCAGACCGACCATCCTGCTTGCGGTACTTCTTGACGAGCTCCAAGAACGTCTTCCACTTACCGGCGATGGGGAGATTGCACGTAAAGCACTTGATTGGAATCGGGAAATCCATGTTGACTCCTCTTGTCTTCACACCCGGAGTTCCGTTTTTCTTGTCTACCCGAAGAACAATGAAGAAGTCAGTCTCGCGGTATGTCCTCCTCGCAGTTGTACTTGCCGTTATTGTGGCATTCGCATACCTCATGGCACGTCCCAACCGACTCCAAGAGAAGATTGCGTCTGACGTTCAAAAAGTGAATGCCCGTTTCACCCCCATGGAGTCCATCGATCTGTCCATGGCGATGAAGCTGGTGACACATGAGGCTCCGCAGATGCTGAACCCACCTGCGGAGGTGCCACCACTGCTCGTGTTTCCGCCTAGTGCCGAGGACCTGGCGAAACTTTCGGGCGAATAAGAAAATGAGCACCTTCAAGAAGTGGTTGCTCCTTGTGATTGTGGCCATTGCGCTCCTTCATTCATTTGGCGGATCCCTTGCAGATGTCTTCGGTGGTGGATTTACCTCCGCTCATGGTTGGAATGAGGCCGTGATCTATATGCTCTTAGCGATTGTAGTGGCGATTGCAGTCAAGTAACTACCATATAATTTCCATCTCCTGTGTGCTCCAAAACTCCGATGTATTGTTCGGGAGCTGACGACGAATAATATACGGCAACTTCCGCTCAGCAATCTCCTGCTTGGCAACTGTCCACACAAACATGGGGTCAGATGTCTTCAGTCCCTTCAGATCAATCAGTGGCTTAGCTCCCTCCGCAAGCTGTTGTGCGCGAATTGCTACCAGCGTAGTATATTCATACTTGGTGAAGAAGGGTTGGGTAATGCGAGGCTGTTTAACCATCTCTGCAACCTCAGCACGAAAGACAGGCTTAACTTCGGGGTGGAGATCCATGCTTACCTCTTGCCTTGAACTTCTTTTGTCCGTTTTATCTTAAATGCCGGTTCTGCCTACGCAACCTTCGGATATTACGCGGTTTTCGCGCATTGCTGCAACCTATACGACCGATCCAGAGAAGAAGTCGCGGACGTTTGTGGCACCCGTCAAGTACGACATCGGAACTATTGCTAGGGCTGAATTCTTCGGACCGGGAAGCGTTCTTGCTACACCTATCCGGAAGTCGCCCGCATTTGCAGGCGGACGTATTTTCCTTATCTAATCACAAATGCCCAACATCTCTGCGTCTGACTACACTGCCTTCGTGAAGGCGCAGGCTGCGTCGCTTGCCTATCAGAATGGCAAGATCCCGAACAAGATCCAAACAAGTGCTCAGCCGTATGCGATCCAGTCTGCGCTGAACGCTCAGCTCCTCGCCAGCCAGGCGGCGGCGGTGATTACCCCTACGAACTCGACTGTAAAAGCTGTGAACGGTGTTGTACCGCGTGTCATGCCCTACAACGGCAAGGGGTATGTCAACCAGCCAAAAAGTCTGTCCACTGTTCACAACTCTACGAGCACCACGCAAAGTTCGGGCAAATTCCAACAGGTTGGTGGTCTCCCCCTGACTGCTACTAAGTGGGACGGTGTCTACGCTCCAGTTCCTCATCTGGCTCGTGTAGACACGAAGGCTACAGGTGCATACACGTCTGTTCGCCAGCCTGTCTAAGGAGCCCCCCAAGGGGTCCTACGGACCACGTCCCCCAAGGGGTACTACGGACCCCGTGCAGCCTGCTTCCACGTTGCATCACACGCAGCACACTGATACATCCAAATCACATTTTTGGCATTCAACTTAATGCCAACAATGTTAGACTCCTTACCCTTTGTCGGGCATGTGACGCTCGGGCACTTCATGTTCGTGAATCGAGGCAGTGTCGGATCGTGCTTGAGATACGGGTTGATGGAGTACTGAATAGATGTATCTTGCAGGAGGTCGTGCTCATAGACGACCGGGTTCTCCTTGGTAATCGGCTCCTCGTAGTCGCACTGCCGACACTTGAGAAAGGCTGACCCATCCCGCTCTTCGATATTGTACATCATATTGTCACACTTGGTACAGAACTTCATTGTGTATCTAGGTCTCCTTAGTCTATACTGCTTCCATTTTTTCCAGGGGACGCCGCGTTCAAAATGGACGTTCGGCTGCAAAGTAATCGGCCCTAGTAGTATCTAGAATGCCCACCACCAAGCTTGATCTCTTCCTCAACGGAGACCCAGAATCTTCGAGCGACACCAAGAAGGCGGGCTTCAAGGTAACCGACAAGAGTCCCTTCAATTTGTGGTCATTTGACAATCGAGAGAAGTGGAATGTTCCCGACGACTGCATGGATGAATTTCGTAAGCTTTACTGCGCAGACTTGAAGAACTCGGTTCCACGGTATCTCACAGAGAAGAACACCACAATTGGTCAGCTTCGTGTTGATCTCGATATCAAGTTCGACGGGCGTGTTGAAGAGCACCGCCACAACCAAGAGCAGGTCCTGAAGTTTGTGCAGGGTTACATGGCGGAGATCAAGAAGTACCTCGTTGTTGCTGAGAACGTGGAGATCTATGTTCTCGAGAAGGACAGCCCTACATTCGATCCAGTGAAGAAGGTGTCTAGCTCGGGTATCCACGTCCAGGTCCCTGCCCTCAAGACACGTGCGGGCGTCGAGCAGGCTGTTCGTAGGTCGCTTCTCCATCAGCACAAGATGGAGGAGTACTTTGCAGGTCTCGAGTTTCGGGGCACGTGGGATGACGTATATGACAAGCAGCCGCTAACACATACGAACAATTGGACACTACTGGGGTCCAAGAAGAAGGACGGAATGCCTTATCAGATTCGGTATATTGTCGATTGGGATTACGAGAGCGGAGAGGTGAGTACCGACGAGTACACGCCCGTGCCGATCACACCTGATTTGATGAAGCTGCTCTCCGTTCGGTCTCCTACCAGCGAGGAATCGCCAATGACGGAGTTTGGGCAGCAGAATATCCACGTGCAAGCCGAGCGTGAGGTTATTCCGATCTCTGGTGGTCGGGCGACAGCTGCAGGACGTGGGCGGCAGGCAATTCGTGGCGAGGATGCCCCTTCTCGTGGAAGCTCTCCTGGACGCAACTACATTGCACCGCTTACAGAGCCAATGTTCAAGTATTACGAGAGCCACGTGAATAATCTTGCAGAGTTTCGGTATACGAGCTATGCAGATTGGATCAATGTCGGACAGTGTCTCAAGAACATCCACCCCGATCTCGTCGATCTCTGGTTTGACTTCAGTTCCAAGATCGGAGACTCCTACAACCAGCGAGAGGCATTGAGCAAGTGGACTTCGTTTGCATTCCGGACAGATGGGCCCAAGCTCAGCGTTAACTCTCTTCGTAACTGGTCTCGTACGGATAACCTGAGTGGGTTTCTTGAAGCCGAGAAGCTGAACATTGATCGCCTGATTGAGGAATCTGCCCTAACCTCAACGGAAAATGACGTCGCACGTGTTGTTGCTGCGCTGTTTGGCGACGAGTTCAAGTGTGCTCGTTACGGAACGAATTCATGGTACCAGTTTGTCGGAAACGGGTGGCGTGAGACGGACGGAGGTATTGCTCTTCGGTGCCGCTTGTCACAGGACGTGTCCAAGATCTATTTGGAGAAGGAGATGGCTGAGTTTGTGACGATCCGCAACCTGGGGACCTGTGACCACAAGCAGCCGGACCCAGAGTGTGCGTCGTGCACTGCGGAGGCCCGCAAGAAGTCCTTCTCTAGTATGCGCCTCAAGCTGAAGAAGACTAGTTTCAAGTCTGATGTGATGAAGGAGTGTCGTGAGATCTTCTTGGATGAGACATTTGCGAGTAAGCTGGACGAGAACAAGAACCTGATTGGATTCAACAATGGCGTGTTCGACACGATGACGATGGAGTTCCGTCAGGGTCAGCCGGAGGATTACGTCAGCTTCTCTACGAAGCTCGATTACGACGAGAATAAGCCCTACACTGCATACGAATGCTGGTCAGAGATTGATAAGTTTATCCGGGAGGTGCTTCCTGACCAGACGGTCCGCAACTACTTCATTCATCACCTCAGCACGTGCCTCTCGGGCGGTAACGAGGCGCAGAAATTCCACATTCTGACAGGCTCCGGATCGAACGGTAAGTCAATGCTGATGAACTTGATGTCCACTGCAATGGGTGATTATACTTGCAAGGCCCCGATCTCGCTCCTGACGCAGGGGCGTAATAAGTCTGCTGCTGCCGCACCCGAGTTGGTGCGTATGAAGGGGCGTCGGTTCGTCACGATGCAGGAGCCGGACGAGGAGGTGCCACTGAACACAGGTCTGATGAAGGAGCTCGCATCGTGTGAGAAGATCACGTGCCGTGACTTATATCAGGGGTCGAAGCAGATGATTGACTTTGACATCCAGGCACGATTCCATCTGGCGTGCAATGAGAAGCCAAAGATCAATGCCACGGACGGCGGTACCTGGCGTCGTCTCTGCGTCGTGGGGTTCACGAGCAAGTTCGTCGCCGAGCCGAAGCTGCCGAATGAGAAGCCGATCGACGAGTCTCTTGTCGCAAAGATGGTGAGCACCGAGTGGGCAACGTGCTTCTTGACGTACTTGGTTGCAGTATATAAGGAGGGTAATGGATGGCGCAAGATCGTGCCTCCGTCGAAGGTAATGGAGTACACGAATGAGTATCAGGAGGAGTCGGACGTGATCGCCCGTTTCATCCGTGAGTTTGTCCACCCGCTGGCGCCTGACAGTGAGCCTGAGGCTGTGACGAGCGCTGCGATGAACCGTCAGCTGAAGGAGTGGAAGCAGAATAATGAGATCTTTAAGGGGTCACCTGCGGAACTGAAGAAGCGAATGGAGGTCACGTACGGCAAGTACCCGCCTAGTGGGTGGACTTCCTTCCGCTTCGGGACTTCTTAGAGCGACGACCACCACGACGGGTCTTGCGACGACGGGCACCCACCGCGGGCGTGGCGGGGGCGGCGGGCGCATCCATGGGACCGACCGGGCCAGGTCCCAGGGGCTGCGCAGTGGCAACGGGTTCAGACGACGACCACCAAGTTGTAGGATTGTACCACACCATTTATCTTGTATCCCTATTTTTTACCATTTACTGCCGGGAAGCGCCGATGCGGGAGAGGACGTAGGTGCGGAGGAGGCCGATCGTGAACACCACCAGCACGAACGAGACGACCAGGTTGACGAAGGCTACCAGCACCTCGCCCAGCTTCAGCGTGACGCCACCAACCGTCACCGTGAAGGTCGACACACCCTTGCCAGCCGAGGCGGCGGGGGCGAGCAGGGGCGTCAGGATGTCCTCGGACAGCGACTTGAAAAACTCTCCAACAACGCCACCGAGGTAGAACGACGCCGTGAGGATGATGATATCCCGAGTGTCAAGCATTTTTATTAAGATGGGTATACTTTATTTTGGGATTACATGAACCCATACTTCTCCCTGTCTGCTTCAGATATATTGCATATTCCACGCTCGCAGAACTTGCTGGTACAGTCTGAGTTCTTCTCACACTTCGGGCCACTACCAATATTTCCTTTAATCCACTCAGAGCCTGGATGATCCTTAATGTAGGCAGCCACCGGATCGACATTTGGATCTGGCAGTCTGTATGCTGCAATGTCTTCCGGCGAAGTATCGCATATGCCACGCACGCTACAAAATCCCGTTACCTTACAGTCCGATGTATATTGTCCCTTCGCACTACAGGCTTGCGGCCCCTGGCTTAGATCGACCCCTGCCGCTACTGTTGCATTCATCATGTCGTCATGTAACGCAAATCCACGCTCATATCTGTTAGCCGACGGCGTCAACTTTGCAAACGCAGCACCCTTGATTGATTTGTGCGCCGTAACCGTAGCAGGGGTTGACTTTGTGGAGCCTCCTACCAGTCCCGGCGGTCCTGGGGGTCCAGGAGGCCCAGGCGGTCCCGGGGGGCCTCGCGGTGCATCGGGTATCGTGATCGTTGTGGTGAACTGCTCAATGTTCACATATAGGAACAGCAGTGCAACCGCAACTGCGATAAGAATTAACGTATGTGTCTTGAACTTCATTATAATCATAAAAGATTTAGTTGGTGTAGACAATGGACACTCGCTTCTGGGGGCCGAGTGCGTGGCAACTTTTTCATTTAGTTGCGTTCACTTCCAAGCATCCTGACGACGTGTTGAACCAGATGAAGGACGTGCTTCCTTGTAAGTTCTGCCGTGCGTCCACTGCGGAGTTTGTCCACAAGCATCCCCTTAGAAGTAATCCGGGCAAGTGGCTGTACGAGATCCACAACATGGTGAACCACAAGTTAAGGACGCAATGCAAGGACGACCCGGCGGTCATCGATCCTGGACCTGATCCTTCGTTTGAGGAGGTCAAAAAGCACTACATGTCCCTGAAGCCCACGGCGGTTCCTGGTGGTGACTTTTTGGGAGCAATTGCGGCAAATTACCCCGACGATCCTGAACCCGAACAGATGGCTACGCAACAGACATTTCTTCACGCGCTTCGCCACGAGTATCCATTCCCCGAACTTCAAGAAGTCTACGCAGAGTACATTACAGCTCACGAACCGGTTCTGACATCTCGTAAGGCGTATATGAAGTGGATGCATGGGTTGCTGACGGCGTTGTCAAAGAAGGTTGGAAGCCCTATGCCTAGCTTCAGGGGATTTGCTCATCATCTTGCGTATTTCAAGAGCGGTTGCTCTAAAAAGACGTATCATGGAAAAACATGTCGTGGTCACACGAAGGACCGCGATCACCGCAAGACGCACCGGGTTGTTCATCGTAGATTACTTTGATTTAGGCTTGGGTTGCGATTGAATTTGGAGTCGCGTGTGACGAGACGAGTAGACATCGGCCCTCTTCTCCTTGGCGGTCTTCTTGAGTTCACGACGTGTCTTGGGGGGATCCATTATGAGGTCTGTTACCTAGACCTATACACTTCTATTTTACGCACGACGGCTGCCACGGCGGGTCTTGCGGGAGCGGCGGCTACGGCGACGGCCACCGACGGGCGCCGCATCGCTCGGGTGGAACGGGCTCGAGCTGTTAGGGCCCGCCGACGAGATATCGGCAGTCGCACCAAAGTCATTGTAAGGCGTCGCATCACCGCCCGCCTGCTTGTGGTACGTCTTCTTCGCCAGCTTGAGGACCTGACCAAACTTCATTCCCTTGTGCGCCTTCATCGTCTTCTTAACGTGGGTGAGCCAAGCCGTCATTTTGTTTAGTTGTCAAGAAGTTATTGTAAGCCCGCCGGTTTTTCAACAAACCCCGGGGCGGCACCCGAACCAGGAAAAAGGAGCCATTGGCATCCATACGCAGCCGCAATTTTAGGATCAAGCGTCTCCTTGCCGAACGTAGGATCGGGAGTAACGATAGAAATACCATTGCGATTAAACGCTACTAACTCGGGCTGATCTCTCGGGTGCATCGCCTGTCCATACAGGAGGCGGCGCAGTTTGGAATCGGACCATGACAGATTCACGAGCGATCCCAGTTCACTCCCCTGTACATTTTCAGAGACGATGATCAGTCTGTACTTGAGTTCGTCCAGCGGAGTGTCCACGTCTACTCCACTCACAAGGTGACGGCGCACGGTGGTCTTCAAACAATCAGCAGCCTTGTTCAGAGTTACATTGTTGGTCGTGTGGGGTACAATGGACAGAATGAAGGGCTCTGAACTGGACTCCCACGCCTGAATCAGATCTACGCACACTGAATCGAACGTCCAGTAATCAATTGTGTAATCGTATCCCTGATTCAAAGGCGTCTTAGAGACAATTGGCTTCCCGTTCTCATCTGCATAGAGGTGAACCTCCAGCAGACGACGACCTGATGCGATGACCGCCTTGGCATCCTCAAAGACACCGCCCGTCACGTAGTAATCACAGAGGCGCTTACGAGACGCTGGCGAGGCGTCCTCGCTATCAATCGCCTCATGCCAGATAGAGTAACCAAGAATGCCGACAAGTGCGGCTCCGATCGCAAGCTCCATTACTCCTTATCAGTTTCTATTTTTGGAGCAGTGAACAAGATCTGCCTAAATCCATTCATCACATCATCAGGGATGCGCGATTGCATGGGGATCTCGGTCAGACATGCGTAGTGGAAATACAGGCAATACATCCCGCACTCCGAATCCTTGAATTGATGACGAGTGGCATTGAAGGTCATCTTCATCGGCTGCTTGTGGATACCTGTCTCATCCCATTGAGTCTTCCACCGCTTCATGAGCGTCTTGATCTCCTTCTCGGGTGCGTGCGCATACGAATCAAAGTAGGTGATGCGAGGGTACTCCAAGTCGGAGCGCACATCGCAGAACAGGGCAATCCAGTGCTCGCCCGGTCCGTCGTGAGGATCAGTGTTGAACACAATACCGATCTGCTCGTGGCCTCGCTTTGCGAGTTCGGGGAGTTTCATCTTGCAAAGCGAACTTACAATGCATTGCTGGGTCTCGCTTTGGAGATCAAAGTCAATCGGGATACATCCAACAAAGAAGTACTTGGAAAAGAGCTTGGTGTAGCTTTTCTCCACGTGATCGATGTCATCCGACGACAGCCACTCGCTTCTCTTGACCGCCCATTCCTTAGGAGCTTTCGGTCGTTGCATCAGTGACGCAACGATGCACTCCGCAGATCCGGTTGCACACTTGTCGGACAGCCGATGCTGGATATTGGTCCACATCTCTTCCGTCGTGCCTTCGGGCACCGGATCCTCCTTGGGATGTTCGCTGTTGTACACCTTGCGAAGGCGCTTCACTTCGTCATCGTCAAGCCACGACATTCCTTGTTCTAAAACGGATACTATTAAGTCAGCGGAAGAACAAACCAATGGAGAACCTCAAGCCTATCCTGTCAGCCTACGCCGGTGTTCAGCGTCAGATCAACGACATCAATGTCCGCGTCAACGAACTTCGCGACGAGCGTCGCACCATCGAGCTGGATCTTGCAGCACTCTACGCGTCATCTCGGGAGGAACTCCCCGACAAGATTAATCTTGCAACCTCGGGGATGACCTTTGCTGTGAAGCGCCCCAACCAGTGGAAGAAGGGCTGGAGCATGTCTAAGAAGGAGTTGAAGGCATATTTGGATGAGCTTCTGCCTCAGCAGTCGGAGACACTCATGGCTGAGATTGTCAGACGCCAAGAGGAGAAGATGGTGGAGACGGATTACGGATTTGAGCTGAAGGTGGCGAAGCGTGATTGAGAGTTTCCTCTATTTCTCGAAGTGTTTGCTGGAAGTCTGCTAGATGGCGTTTGGCTTGGTCCAGATTCTCGTGAGGAAGAAACCCACTCCGGATACGAGTCAAATTACACACAAGTGAACCATTGGTGCTCAGCAGACGAGTAGCCAGAGTGAACAGAGGTTTCACCATCAACGTGATATGACTATCATACACACATTATTTTTAAGCCACAGCCCACAAGGGGCTTCGGCGCAACCCACAGGGGGCCTTCAGGTTCCGTCATCCACCCGCTCGGCGAAGTAGGTCGACAGTTTTTCAGACAATCCTTTTACACTGAACTCCCACACTCCATTCCAGTTGGGGCGCATGACCTTCCGGATATCGGCGACCCCATCCAGGATGACGTGGCGGTCTACATACTTGCGGTTGACGTGTGTCCCATGCCAAAGATGAAACACAGGACCCGACGTGCAGGTGATTCGAGGCTTAGGTAGCTTATCAAACTCCGTATATGCAGGGACCAGTGCCGGTTTTAGGTAGGTTGTCGGGAACTTGACACCCAACCACGCTGCCGCCGACAGCGTATCGCCACTTCCTGTGACGCCATACTCAAAGAACCCCACTTTGCGGAACCACTTGCGAGTGAATGCCCACGCAAAGCCCGGGTGGAGTTTGTGGTCAAAGGTCTTTCTTTTATCCATGAAGATCACCGACTCCCTGATCTGCGTAGCTTTGGTGTAGGTGATGTCCATCCACACGGCTGTTGTGAACGGTTGCACTACATCGTTGTCATACAAAGCACCTGAGACCTCCGAATACCAATCGGGATTGCCGAAGATGATATCGGCATCCATAAACATGATCTTGGAATAGTACCAGGGGATCATGGCTTCTAACAGGGTGCATAACCGTTCCTTGTGGAACATCACCGACTTAGCGTAGACGTGGAAGGCATCCTTGATCTCCGGCTCTTGCCGGTTGAACACTAATTCCAGCGTATAGTAGGGGATCTTTGCTAATTTGAGTTTTTCGATCGTATACAGATAGTTCATGAGCATCCGCTTGGACTTTGCAGGGTTGAAGAAGACGAATCCAATCGCCATATCACGCCTCCACGGAGAACGATACCGGACATTTGCAATCTCAATCATGTTGCCCGGATCATGTTTGGGGAGGGCGTCGGGTAGCTCCGTGTACGTCATGGACTGAGCGGCTCCCATTGTGTAGAAAACGGATAAAAGACTTGGTAATGAAAGCACAAGGCAGAATGAGCGACACCTACTCTCCCTACAACCCCCGGAACCGAGCCTTTACAGAGAAGGATATTCATCGTATTCTCCATCGTCATGGATTGCCACACTACCGCGTTGCGAATTCCAAGGTGTTCCAAACAGCAATGGTCCACTCAACCTATGTCAAGCGATCTGATTACACTACTCCCGATGGACGACCGGCGTCTCTCGCTCCGTGTCCATCTGGCGTGATGCCCCTTCAAGATGAGTCGTATGAGTGTTTGGAGTTTGAGGGTGATTCGGTGTTAGGTGTTTGCGTGGCAACCTACCTGCGTCGCAAGTATCCGGAGAAGAAGCAGGGGTTCTTGACAGATGCTCGTAAGGAGCTTGTCAACAACGAGCGGATTGGCGTGTTGTGTCAGCAGGTAGGGTTGGATGCATTCTACGTGATTTCTCGTCACAACGAAGAATCGGTAGCAATTAACGGTAGGAAGAACATCCAGAAACTCGGTGACATCTTTGAGGCATTCATTGGTGCGTTGTGGACCGACTGTGGCAACCGGTTCAATATTGTCTATGCCTTTGTGACTAATGTCGTTGAAGCATACATTGACGTGCAGGATGCCGTGACCACTATCACCAACTACAAGGACATCTTCCAAAAGTATTGTCAGCGAGAGTTCGGGTCTACACCCGTGTATCAGATGCTGAGCCCGATACCCGACTCTAAAGAGATCAGGGTTGTTGTCATGGAGGGCACAACTATTCACGGTCGCGGTCAGGGACCTACTCGCAAGAAGGCCGAGCAGATGGCGGCTAAGGAAGCGCTGGAGAAATTTGGTGTAACCCTTACTGCTTGAACTGTATTAGTATCTAATGCCATACCGGTAATAATCCCGCATTCTTCCCCACAGCCTATCTTTTTTCCGTGTAGGGCCGGCTCCTTGGTTATATTCCATTGCAATGGCTTTTTCTTGCTCCATTGTCATTGGTCTCCACCCAGGGCGAACAATAAGCATACATAGCTGATTGACCGCTTTGTGAAGCGCTTCTTGCGTGAACTCAGGGGTCCTCCAGTTCGCAAACAGCCACTTGCGGAACCCGTCTGCATGCGTTTTGCTTCCAGGTAACAGCTCATCAATAATTGCCATCATCGACAAGAGATCAAATATTCTGCAAATCCGTGGGATGTCGCCGTCGACAAGGGTGTAGTTTACACCGGCAAGGAGTTTGTTGAGATCGGCGAACTGCCGAAATTTCCAATAGTAATCACTGGGATGAAGCCTGGATCCCAAAAATGTGGCCATTTCTTCTGGCTTCATCATGCTACCATAGTCCGTTAAGATTGGACATCCATCTCGCATCAATCCTATCCCACCCGGGTGTAGATCGCCGTGTATGAATGCGCCATTGATATGAACGAGACCAATCATGATGTCCGCAAGAATCAATGGAATGGCTACAATTCTGAGTTCCGCATTCGGTTCGAGATCTCTGGTGTATCTGACCATCACTAGACACATATCCAGCGCATTTTCCTCATCGAGTCCCTTTGATCTGAGGGAAAGATACCCACCAGCTTTAGCTACGACATCACTATGAAATGCGTCATAATAAGTAATGTATGGATTTGTAATCATCTTCACGTAGGAGTTACCACCTGCGACGGATCTGACGAAATCGTTCTTTTCTTTCACCTGGGACCCTCCTGCATCTGTCACATGGGCAACAATGTCCCCCGCATCCCACTTGCCCCCCAATCCAGCTAGAGCTGCCTTCACCACTGGCACTACACTAGCACTTCGTGTCCGTACCCCGCCAACTATGTCCGGAAGGAAATCCCATCCATCCGGTCCATCTGCCCCAAGCACGACTGCCTGTCCACCCATACCTAGGAAGCTGCCACCCTTCATTGGTTGCGTCTGCAACACACGGTTACGGCACCGGACCTTGCGAAGTGTCCGCCCCCTCGTCCTGCGCACCTTCTTAATACATTTGCAGAACCGCTGTGTTTGATTCAGTTTGCGTTTACCTCCTCGTTGTTGGAACAGTATGTCGATAGCACTCTGTATCTCCGGCAGTAGTTTATCCGTTGGGGTGGGACCGCTCCATACTGCATTGAGCTTTCGTATGAATCTGCTCACATTCCCCTTTGGAACAACATCGAGCTGGTAGGTCATGTCCACGATATCATAGAATTTCATGAACCGAAGAAGAGTGTTGTCATCGGCATCCTCGCCCACAACAATCATGCATTCGGGGAACAGATCGTGGAGACGGTCTCGCTCAAAATACACTTTGTCTAGCGCAAGTTTGATGCCGTCCAATCCAATGAAGATCCGCCCCCAATCGTGAAGGACGAGACGGTTCCCCATCCACGAAACATTGTCGTCCTTGATGTCTCCGTGGAGAATGCCTTCGTCATTGAGGTAGGCGACTGCGTGATACAGCTCGCGAAGCTGAACTAACGTGACATCCTTGGGGCGCCTAGAAACCGCTATGTCTTCATCTTGCTTCGGCGTGATAAAGTTGATCTTGTCACCCTTCTGCCCCTCTGCAGTGCATGGGCCTCCTGTCATGTCGGATTCCTTAAAGGCAGGCGTACAGGTAGCGACCGCAAGATTGAAGTGTCTTTCAATTCCCTTGCCAGGGTGTTTTTGCTGGATACGTAGAAGCGCGGCCTTCACCTGTTGCTGGTTTGCGAGTTCGGGCACGTTTCTGTTTACGATTCGGGACACGTAGTTTCCATGAGGAATGACTACATGTCCTTCTACGCATGCGACCGGGGGGTCGTATACGCAGGTGTCGGCACCAGATGCTAGAAACGCCCCGCCCTGCCTCATTGTGTCAAAGGCAGAAGAATATATCCTCGCAAAGAATAAACTAAATGGGCGGCGGTCTTCTTCAGCTCGTTGCGTATGGTGCTCAGGATGCCTACATCACTGGAAATCCCCACATCACCT